AACACCAACTGTTATACCTCCTGAGTCCGCAAAAACACCATTTCTATTTAAAGGTTGTTGAAATCTTTGTGGTCTTGGATTTCGTAAAGCAATTGGATCTGCTCTATGATATGGAGGATCTAATTGAGGTTGCTTTGGTTCATACTCAGAAATATGAACAAGGGCTCCTGTCCATTCTTTTACCATTTCTAAATATGGAAAAGCCTGTCCAGATCTATCTGATATAGCTAGTGATCTTTTACCTCTTGCATATCTTGCCATTATACACCATCTCCAAAGTAAGTTTGAGGAGCAATATAAGAAGATGTTCTTTGACCGTCTTCATTAACAGCTCTAAATATATCATCCTCATAAATTAATTTTAATTGTTGTGTTAAGGCTGGTACTTTTTTCATTGAAAGAAAATAAGCTAATCCTGAACACATACATGGAAAAAATCTATAAACAACATCCGAAGTATTTGTGTATGCTCCAGCATCTTCAATCTTTCCTACATAGTAATATTTTAAATATGTATAAGTTGTAGCGTCTGGTGCTTGATACAAAGTAACTGTTGGATTAGTAAGTCTTCTTACAAAATATTGTGAAGGCTGACCCTGTGATCCTTTGTTTGGTAATGCAGCATAAGCTGATCTATCAATTTTTGTTAAAGATACATCTGTAACATCAGTGCCCGTTCCAGTTCCTGTTGAAACGTATGCTTCTAAAACATCAGCACAGTCAGAAGGAGTAGAGTAAGTTTCTGTGCCAGCTACTAAAAGCTGTTCTTTTAATTTTACTTTCCATAAATGAATACCACGGTTACCCCATTCAGAAAAAAGAAGATTTAAACTTCTTCTTGCTGTTTTTAAATCATATCCACTTTGAGAAGTAAGACCGCATCTTTCATATGCCTCTTGAATTATCTCCTCGATGGAAAGATCGAATGATGTAGTTCCTGAAGTAGCCATAGTTCATTATAGTAAGTCGTCTATGTATCCACCACCTTTAAGCACGTACATTTTGCCTGGTTGTAAAGACTCATCTTGTAAACCCATACCAGATGTTCTAGCTGCGCCAAAACCTCTAGTTGATGGTTTGTTTACCATTGCACCCATATTAGCTTTTAACATTTTGCCTTTACGAGCTTTTCTTTCTTTTTTAATTTCTTTAACAAGTCTTTTCTTTTCAGCTTTAAGATTTTTTTTACCTTTTTTAGTGTAAGCTTTTTCTGCATCAACTCTACCTAGTTCTTCAGTATCATCAATCATTTTACCTACTCTAGCTTTTTTCATCATCTTAAAGTCTCTGCCAGTGATTTTTCCGTCACCGTCTTTATCAAGTTTCTTTTGTCCACCTTTTAACATTGTTCCTCCTGTATTAAATTTAGCTAAATCAGCATGGGCATCTTTTGCAGATACTTTTCTTAATTTAGCTTTTTTTGCTCTAATTTTTGCTTTAGTTGCTTCAGGTAATGTTGCAATATTATATGCAACTCTTGCACCCTCATAAGCAATACCAACGGGTGTAAGAGCTCTTGCCACTCGAGCAACTTTGGCAAGTTTACCTACTTTACCAAGTTTTTTAGCTCCACTCAACTTGGCAGGAAGAGCTTTTTTAGGATCAAATGGTACCAATGCTTTACTCTTAGACTGAGGTCCAAGTGCTTTTGTTACTTTGTCCGCTGATTTTTTTGAACGATATTTTTTAAAGGCTTCTTTTGCTTTACCAATTAATCCTTTATCTAAAATATCCTTAGTTTTATAAATAGCAGGACCTAAAACATTCTTACCAATAGATACACCTACATTTGCTTTTATTACTCTTCTTTTCATTTTACTATTATACGTGTTCCCTAAGCCAGGTTCAAGTTGACGGGGTATCTGAGCTCTTGTAATTGCCATTATACAATATCCTTAGCTGATCCAATAATAGGCTTATATTTTGTTTTACCTTCTGATTTAAAAGCGTGTAAATAAGATGCTCTTGGTTGATCAGATATCCAGCTACAGTGAATCCAGCCCGAATTAGGTTCACCCGGAGTATAAAACTCAAGGATAAGCTGATCATAAGAAAGATTTTTATGAATCCAGTCAGCTAATTCAGCATTGTCTACACCTGGACATTCGAAGTCTGCGGCCTCAGCTTTGGCGTGCTGTGAATTTGCAGAACTACCAATAGCAGTGCATAATTCTACGCTACGGAATCCGCTTGTTACCTTGACCCTGCCAAAATGGTCCCGTACCGGCTGTAAAATATTTTCGCATAGTGCTTTAAGTTTTTCTACTTGATCAGCGTTAGGGTTATTATCAATACCCTTTCTGATAGCAGTATCTGATTTAGTTAATTCTAATAAAGAAAAATTTCGTGTAAGATTCATGTTTGTAAAATTATGTTTAGATTATATCTTAGTTCTGTGTCTGAACCAACTCCCCTATGCTTGATATTACTATCAAAAACATAAGCAACAGATTGATTACTTAGATATTTTTGTCCATCTATTTCTGTATATCCATTGTTTTTATTTAAATTATATAAAATACTAACACATTTAGGGGTGTTAGTGTCAATATGATAATTACCTTTGGATAGTGTGTGATAAAAATTATAATTAACTCGTTTTATTGATTTATAAGATATTTTAAGTTGTTTTGTAACTAATTCTACAACCATAAATGCAAATAAATTTAATGATTGATACTGATCGTACAATTTTGGATTTTTTTCATCACTAAAAGTTCTTAACGCTAAACCTTGATCATCATAATTTTCTCTTTTCATACTATCATAGCCAAAATACCAACCTTCGCTTTGTTTTAAAATTTTAATTATTTGATTATTGATTGATTCAATAAATATATCTTTAACTATTTTAACCATACAAGTTTATTATGATCTGGAAGATAACAATATTTTAAATTTGAATTTTTTAAGAAATAATGTAAATCATCAAAGTCTTCTACCAAAACTTTACCTGGTAAATTTAAAGAAGTATTTAAAACTACAGGCATACCAGATAGTTCTTTAAAACTTTTAATTAATTCATAATATTTAGGATGAAATGACTTTTCTAATGTTTGAATTCTACTAAAATTATCAACTGAACAAACATTTTTTAGTCTTGGATTTTTACATTTGTAAACAAACATCATATATGGAGAAGATTCACCTTCATTTATCTCAAAATATTTATGAGCTTCTTCTTTTAGTATTGTACATGCAAAAGGTCTAAACCATTCTCTCTTTTTTATAGTGTTAATAATACTTAATATATTTTTTTGCACTGGATTAGCTAACAATGATCTAAATCCAAGCCCTCTTTGGCCCTGTTCTGATTTACCACTCATTATTGCTATGGGTTGATTAAGTAATAATGTTGCAACTTCTTTTATTGTCACTTTCATTGACTCTAATTTAGACAAATCAAGCTCAGTTTCGAAACCACTACAAATATGTTTAAGCGGTTTTACATTTTCTTTAGTCATAGATAAAGCAGCACCTAAAGATATTCCAAAATCACCGTTAAATGGGTCCGCCAAAACGTTACATTTTAATTTATCTTTTAAATTTGTATTATTTAAAACATTTTGAGCACAACCACCTGTTAATATTAGATTATCATACGGCCTTTTTATTTTTTCTATTCTTTTTAAAGTTAAATATTCAAAAGTTTTTTGAAATGTATGAACAAAATCTAAAGATTTTGAATCTCTGGTAGTATGATCCATATTTGGATCTAACATAAACCTATTATATTTGTTATCATGATCATAAGTATCTGGATCTTTGTTCAATAAATTTAAATTCCAATTATCTCTGTACAATAAACAGTCTCTTATGTTTTGACTGAACTTACCATACGAGGATAAGGCCATAGTTTTGCCATCTTCAAACTCTTCAAACCCAAGTTCGTAAGTTAATTTTTGGTATGCATACCCTAATCCTAAACTTGGATGTATTTTAATTTTATCATTTTCTATATTGAGTAATTGTGAAGTACAATAATTTTTAAAAATAGGTTTACATTCTTCATCATAGCAAGATTCTTGCTCAATTACTCTTACACCATCAATAAATTTTGAAGAGTGAGTAAGATTCTGACGAGCTCCTGCTCCATCAGCTACGTAATAAACTGTGTTTTTTGGATAATTATAGAAATGTCTTGCACAATGCGCATGAAATAAATGATGCTCATTTGCATTTACTTCAACAATATTTTCTGCACCTATATTAAAAAATTTTTTTAAAAAATATTTTATGGGAAATCCATGAGGACTTAGGGAAGTTATTATAACTTTATCAATTTTGATATTTAATTTTTTTATATTTTCTAAAACTTCTATAGAAGGAATAAATTCATGTTTAAATTTATTATATCTATCTAATTGATGATGTACTACAATTTCATCACCCTCTATAAC